TTAGACGTCCCAGCTGTATCAAATAATATTTGAAATCTATCAGGTACGGATTGAGCATTTAAATGGGCTTTAAATGTACCAGCACCAGTTCCTAATATTACAGGAATTAAATATAAACCTGCCCCACCACTAGTGTTAATACTATCTCCTGCTGATACACCTACTGCAATATTAACAGTCGCTGTATTACTATCTTGATAACCATCATTAGCTTTGTATGTAAACGAGTCCGTAAGATTATTTGAATCATCATGCTCATAATATACTGCTGATCCAGTTATTGAGCTTCCGGCTGTTATTGCTGTGGTTAATCCAGAATCAGAATATAATGTACCATTTGAAGGTAATGAAACTACATAATATGTTATAGTGTCAACACCATCAACTGCATCATTATCAGAATCTGTAGCGACTAATGTAATTGATGTGCTAGCTCCTTTATTAACACTTACGCTTACTGTACTTGAAACAGGCGCTTGGTTTATAGCTAAATACGTATCTAAATCTAATAGTGATGTAACACTTTGCTCTCCTGTTGCTTCAACATCAGCAGTAAATACTCCTGTTATTTCCGTATTAGAAACTCTACTAAATGTAAAAGATTGAACATCTATAGGCGTACCACCGTTAGATATGTAATTAGTATTAGTAAATTCTGAAAGAGTTACTGTGTTATCAATAATATTTATTCTGCTAGCTGTTGAAGTGCTTATTGTAAAATTATTATCAAAATCAGCTTGAGTTTCATTTAATGATAATTCAGCAGGTAATGTTTTAGACTTATTAGTACTTATAGTAATATCACTGCTAGAATGTGTTAATCCAAATTGTATAACAACATCTAATAATTGTTTTATATTAAATGTTGAATCTTGTCCATTTACAGTATCAAAGTCACTTGAAAGATCACCTGTTAATACAAAATCATATTGATCATTATCTGTTACACTTGGAAAAGTTATATTAAATGAATATTGGCCTGATGCTGGTATTGCTTGATTTGTAAATGATATTATAGATGTGCTATCTTCATTATCTACAGTTAAGCTAAATTCAGCTCCTTCAGCACCATATATTGTCATTTCTCTTACTGCTCCTATTGCATCAATATTTGTTTTTATAATACTATAAGCTGTTATTTCTACATTTGGTACATATATTTCAACAGCACTTGCTGTAAAGTCTATATTATCTCCAGATTGGCTTTCATTTGAAAATGTATATTTTATAGTAAAAGCTCTTGCCGTAAGATTACCACTGCCATCAGTAGTGTCAGCATATGTTATATTATATCTTTCCGGGTTTGTTGCTATTAATTTATATGTGGGTGCGTTTTCAAAATAATATCCCGAGCTTGCTGTAAATGTTTTAGTAAATACTGTGACTTGTTGGTTGTAATTACCTGTAGCGGAATAAGCAGTGGCTGTTTCGGATGAGGGCGTTGCATTAGAAACTACAGTATCATAAGTTCCTGCTAAAGTATATTCTATTTCTTGTGCACTACCATCTATATCTATTGTTAATGTAGTATTTGCAGATGGCATTATATATGTATCGTCTAAATCTACGTCAACTAATACAGTGTTCCCAATTTCGCCCGCTGTTCCGCTATCTGAAAGCGAAATACTTGTAATACCTGTAACACTACCTGTATTATCTGTAAAATCTGAAGCAGATACAACATAACCTGTATTAGGCGTAATAATTAATTGAGCATTATCTGATCCTATTGCTGAACCACCTGTTTTTGCAAACGATTGTGAACTTATTGTACAATTAGTTAATGCCATTAGTCGTTATTTTCTTGTATTGTTAATGTAAATTCAGTTTGATTATCATCCCCACTTGTCGATGCTAATATATCAATACCCTGTGTTGAGAACTCTGCGGTATCTAAACTTCCGCTTTGTATAAGATTATTCCAGCTATTTGCTTTACCTTTTATAAAATTATAATATATACCTTCTTTTGGCAAATATGATGGTACTTTCCCATCTTGTAAATCTGTTTGTATTGTTGGTGTTGACCAACCTTCACTGCCTTCATAAGATAATGTTTTAAAGTTTTTAACACTTGAAGGATCTGAATTAAATATTAATTTAACACTTGATTTGTATTGTGTGCCATAAAAAGTATTTCTTGTTTCATTATCATGAGACCATATTTGGCTGCCTTTACATGTATAATATATGTTATTTAAAGATATTGCCATTTCCGGCACAAATGATTTTCTAGTTGGCCAACCTTCTAAACCTTGTTTATAGCTTACTGTTTCATCACTAAAAGATATGTTATAACAATTAGAATAATCATCATAACTACCAATTATTGTGTTTTGTTCTGCTAATTTATCAGAAAAATAATCAGACATTCCTTGAGCTGATATTTCATCTAAACCGTTTCTTGAAAGTCTTAATATTACACCTCTATTTTTATCCGCAAAAAATGCTCTAAATCCATATGAAGCAAAGCTTTCAGGGTTTTTACTTATACCATATTCACCTATATAAGGTACTGATTGCCCTAGAACAGCATTATTAGATGTTACATTAACATTACCATCTGCATTAAATAAAGCGTCCTTATTTGCTAATATTTTTAAACATTTGTCTTCACATAAAGTAATTAAATCGGTATCTCTAGCATGCAACTTTTGTATAGAACCATAAATAGGATTTAAATCTTTTGTTATAGGCAATGCTTGTATAAATTGATTTAATCTATTAACGCCAGATAAAGAATTAAATATTTGAGAAAAAATTAACCCAGTACCTCTTCTTTCCTCTGCGTATGGTTCATCAAGAACAGCAGAAACTTTAACGCCTTTACCAATTCTTACAGCGTTAAAATCATCTCTAATTCTATCTGACTCAACACCATTTCCAAAAGAATAACAATTAAACCAAGATAATGTTTTTACCTGAGAAGCCTCCGATATAGGAAAAGCATTAGATGCTTCATAATATATGTCGAGTTCTATGTTTTCTTTTGGCTCCGTTTCAAATATAGCTGGATTAGTAGAAGATAAAATATCGTTACCTGTAGATATTAATTCTTCTAATATCTCAATACCCGTAGCATCACCAAATCCAACTTCAAAGTTTCTATCTAATGTACATCTCACTTGTTTTCTACCATTACTAGGAACTTTTCTTGGCCCTCCAAAAATATCATTCCATCCTCTACTGTGCCATTCAGTTTCTTGTTCTATTATTGTATATACTTCACTTTTATCTCCATTTGCATTTACAAATCTTACTTTTGTATTTACTGAATTTAAATGGTCATCAATTATAGGATGTGTAGGATAACCTGTATCTATTGGGCTAAAATCCCTACCTGTATATCCAGCCCAACCAATTCCAAACCAATTTGATTGTGCTTGAGGTCTTCTTATGTCGTTAATCCAACTGCTAGTATTAGGTGCTTTTGTATCAGTCCACCCAAACCCTTGGTTTGAATTACTTGGCCCATCATTTGCAATAACACTTGGTATATCAGCACTTTCAATAATACCATAGTTTGTGTCCACAGTTCCAAAAGCTTCTATTATATTAGTATTAAATTCTACATCTCTATTAATTTTAACAAAAAATCTACCCTCGAATTCAGGCTTTCTTTCTATTACTTTTTCTTTAATTACTAATTCAAAAACGGTAGTATCTACTATACTGTCTGTAAATGTTTCTTGTATAGCCTCTGCAATACTACATCTATAATTTGTGCCCGTACCTGTTGGACCGCCTGTTACAATTTCATATTCTTTAGTTTGATTAGCCCCTAGTTTAATTACAACTAAATTACCTGATTTAAAAGCTGTATTAAAATCAGGGTTAGCATCTGCGCTAGGGCCTTCAAATTCAAAAGTTGTAACATCCACACCTGGATTACCTGTTGACAATGCTGTAACATCGGAGGCAGCTATAGCTTTTTTAGATTCCGCAATAAAATCCGGTGCTTCGTTTTTTATATCTAATATTTTATATTTTGGATTTGTTTTAACATGCGTGTCATTATCGTGTTGCTTTTTTAAATACAAATATGTTTCTTCATCTACTTTATTCCTTTCAGATGATGGAAATGATAACCAAACATTACCGTCTTCAGCTAAATAAAATCTATCTAATGCTAAATTATAATATTCATTAGCAGTTTCTTTTATAAAATACTTAAAATGTGTTGCAAAATTAGGTGTTAATGATGTTATTTTTGCTTTTAATGTATTTATTTTATTAGCTTCAGCTCCATCTAATATTAATACTGATTCTTTGCTAGTAAATACAGGAGTTTCTCTTCCGTATTTATCTTTCCAAACTACACCAAGTTGATAATTTCTTATTGTCTTTACAGATTCTTCTGCTGTTTTAGGTGAGCCATGATTAGCACTATTAACATAAAATTGCGTTTCTAAATCATAATCTATATTAAAATTTTGCAAATAATTTGCATATACTATCCTATTGCCTATTATTTCTTGTGCTTTAGCTTTTAAAGGCACATTATCCCATGGCCTAAGTATTTGATTACCCTCTATTACTTTATGTATAAGCTCTGATTCAATTTCTAATTGTTGATTATTAAGAGGTACAGTATCTACGCTATATACTGTTGAATTGTTACTTTCTTTATATAATATTTCAATTTCTTCTACATCATCTGGCTGTGTTTGTAAACCATATACTTTTAAATATCTTATATTATTTGTCATCCCTAAATTATAACCATCTGAAGATAAATACTCAAATTTATTAGGGAAAAACACTGCTTCAGTAAATGGAGAAAATGCAGAATATTGGCCGTCTTTATATTTCCATCTATAAGCAAATCTTGGAAATTTATATTGAAACATTGGCTCATCTTCTTGCAATAAAACTTCCCAAACTAAAATTTCATTAGGTAAATTAGTTGGTATTGCTAATATTGTTGCTGTAATTGATGAAAAACCATTTGACCCTGCTGTTATTTGTACAACAACTTCAAAAACTTCAATATCCCCATTGCCAGCGGAATATTCTGAGGTTAAAACTAAAATATCACCAATTTCATAATTTGGACTTGCGTTCCAAGATAATGTTATTGAAGTGCCTTGTGGTATAGATTCATATTCTGGGCCACTGCCAATAAGTTGTGTTAAATTTTTTTGTGTTGTTATGGGATTAGTACCAGTACCTGGCCCTGTTCTTTTTGAATCTCTTTTTTCAATTAATGGAGCCGTAAGCGGTGATTTTTTAATAACAGTTACATCTTGTTCTATAAAGTCTCTCCCATATATTTCTGTGTGGTTAGCAAATCCATTTGTACTAGCAGCTGATGCCTCTCTAAATCTTTCTATATTAACACATTTAGGCTCACTGTTATCATCTGTAAAAAATAATAATCCATCTATAATGTTTATACCTGTTATTAATTTGCTTTTAGAGAAATTTAAAACGCTGTTTTTATCAACTATAATAGGCGATACAACATCTGTTGTTTGATTATATTCTATAATAGCGTCTGTATCATCAGATGTAACAAACCAATATATACATTCTGTTTTATCATATTTTATTACACCTATTGTTTTTGCCGCACCTGATCCAGTTTTAGCAAAACCATAAGAATCTAATAAGCTAGTCCCTGCATTATAAGAAGTATGTGTTTGAGTTGTTGGGTTATATGAGCTATTATTTTTTACACTATTACCTAATATATTTTCAATAGCACCAACATCCGCACCTTCAGAACTTGATACTTTTATATTTAAGGCATCTCTATACTGATTGTTAGGAATAAGTCTTTCATCTAGGTCTTTATTCATTTTCCCAGATGTAAATAAATTCTTAATTTCAGGCATAATTAGTGTTTAATTTGCTTAGATTTATTACGCATTGTTTGCACAATTTCATTAAGCTTTATATTTGAAAGTCTTAATTTTGCGTTTCTTTTTGTTGCAGATCTTTCTTTTTTAGTTCTTTGTACTAAATATTCAGGAACATTTGCTCTTGTAGATAATATTGCATAAGCTATTTGTTTATATACAGCTTCTTCTGCAAACTTATGTACAACTGTATCTTCATCTTTACCTAAACTATCACTTATATATTTTAATGTAATAATATGTCCAACTAAATTTGCACTAAAATGTATAATGCCTTTTAATGGATCTATATAAAAATTACCATTACTTTGTGTATGTTCGGGTGTTAATCCGTATCTTCTTCCTTGGTGATTTTCTGCTAATATGTCAAAGTTATTATTATTTTCAAGTATTGAATTTCTTGTAGAAGAATTTTTAAACTTTTTCCATGTTTCAGACTCATTAGCTGTTAATATGCTACCATCCTGCTGGTCAAATAAATATTCAAAATCATTATCTTGTAATATTGGTAATGGGTTACTGGTGTCTTTTGTAGGATATATAGTTCTTTCCATTCCCGCATCATCTACCCAGCTTACTTTTACATAATTTACATAATCTTGCGGTAATATCATATTAAGTGATGGTGGAACTTCTATTTCTTGAGATTTACTAGACTTAAAAACATCGTAGCTAAATTCTTGAATAGCTCTTCTTGCGTGAAAAGCCACGTCTGTTCTTTTTATTTTACTAATAATTTTATCCTCACCAACATATCCTATAATAAAATTATTTACAATATTGCTTAAGCTAACAAATTGGTAGTTACCGTAATCTTCGTCATTACTGCTCCAAACGCCGTCTGGGCCGTGATAATATGTATATTGTGTTGTTCCGTCTAGTAATCCCATTTATTATGCTTTTTGTTGTTGTATATCTTTAGTTTCTTCCGCAGATGCTACTTGATACATTCCGACATCTTGTACTAATAATCCTGCTAATGCTAATATTTTAATTACAAGCTCTGTTTCCTCTGAGTTATGTAATTCAAAATTAACCGATCCTGTAGCTGTATATTGCGCATTGCCTAAAACAGTTGTATAATTCCATATAACTTTACTAGGCACTTTAATATAATTGCAAGTAATAGCATTATTATCAGTTATAGTTGCAGCACCTCTTACTTGTATACCGTCTTCGTTTCTAGTATATACCGGAAAAGTATTTGTTGGTTGTGCTATAGGGGAAGAATTAATATATAGCCATTCTTTTTGTGAAATACGTTCAGCTTCAGCATTAGAATATATTACTGAGCCTAATCTGTACATATCTGAAGGTAAATTATAATGATCTGTATCATAATTACCTAAATTAGCAGTTTTTTCAAAAATACCTATTTTTTTATTTAACAAATCAATCATATCAGAATATTCAGTACTATTACCGTGTATTCTGTCAAATTGATTAATATCATAAAAATATTGCTCGAATATATCCATTTGAGCTTGATTTGCAAATAGGTTATACTCTTCTGGTGTTAAATAACCTCTTTGTTCTTTGTTTAATATTGCAAGGACTCTTTGATATACTGTATCTACGCTTACTGCCATTATATTTTTATTTATAGTGATTGAGCCACCGTTAAAGCGGCCCAACCGCTATAAGATGGTTTATAATTTCTTAATTATATGTTTATAAACTTCCATACCTTCATCGGTTTTAAACCACGCTGCTAGTGCAGAGTATGGATGTTCATCAAATGGTACTGTCATAAGTTTTCTATCTGTTTCTCCGTAACTAAATGTTCTTTGATCGCTAGATAACTTAATAATACCTTGTTGAGTAGCTTTAATACCAATATTTCTTAATTCAACATTCTCGTCATTTGCTAATTCAATAAACAACGCAGGGTTTCTTTTTGCAAATACTAATATATCTCTTTTTAACTCGCTACTACTTAAACTATCAACTTTGCTACCATATTCAACTCTTAATATAGCTTCAACTTGCTCAATCTCTAATTGTTTAGCTAAAACTAATGCGTCAATTTCCATATTTATATAATCTAGCTCATTTACAGATTCTTGAACAGGATTATATTCATAATATAATTGATCTTTTAAAGGATGATATAATGATAAAAGTTTTTGTAATGCAATTTCTTCTTTAGCAACAAATAATTGTCCATTTCTAAAAACAATTCTACCTAATGTAGCTTCACCTTTTTGTTCATCAACAAATGGCGAATTCATATTTGTAGCATATCTTAATTCTTTTTGAATTGCATTTTCTTGATCAAACCATAATAATGGTCTTTTTCTACTATGTCTTGCTGGTAATGTAAATATTAAAGGCCTCTTATCACCTTTTAACATATATACTCTATCTCTAATTTCCCAGCTTGGTTTAATTGGTTTTTCAATTACTTTTGTTTTTTGCTGAGGTGCAACCTCAACTATTTCTTCTGCTTTAGCTTTTTTTGCCATGATATAATATAATAAAAATGTTATAAAGAGTAATAACTACCCCTGATATTACACAGGGGTAATTACTACATTATTAATTTACTTATGAAGTTTTCTTCAATAGTACGAAGTTGTTAGCTCCTTGTACACATAGTGCTCTTTCAGATAAGAAATGAACATTCATTTCATCTGTAGCGCTTGTGTAGTTTCCACCAACTGATCCAGTGATCCAAGACTTCATTTTTCTATCATCAGCTTCAGAAGCTCTATATCTTACATGTAAGAAAGGTCTCTGAATGTTTTTACCTAATTGCTGATCATATACTGTTGAAACCCCAGCTGGAATAATAACACCTTCTACATCGCCAATTAAGCCTCTTGTAGTGCTGTCATTTAAGTATTTCCAGTCAGTTTTATAGAAGTCATAAGAACCTCTTCTAAATCCGTTAAATCCAAGATTTAATGCCATATCCTCACTGTTTTCGAATACTCCATAAGAAGTTCCTCCACCGTAAGGTGCATTTTGTGAAGCTAACATATTATCGATTGAAAGAGCAGTATTTCTATCTAAGAAAAGCATATTTTCTTCAATAGCACCTTGCTTATCAAGTTCTTTTAATATATCATCAAATTCACCTAATCCTGTAGGAGCATAAGGTGCAGTACCAGCTACAGCATCAAAATCAGCGTCGTTATATACGATACCTCTTGATTCAATAGCAGCAAATAAACCTTCAGATCCTTCAAAGTTAGAAGCTCCAGCAGATCCAGAAGTTGATCCCGTATCTTTTACAGCTTCAATCATTGCCATCTCTAATTGGTCTTCAAATCTTAATCTTGCTTCGTGCTCAGACTTTAAATACCATAAGTATCCAGAAGTTCCAGCTTCAGTAGTTACTTCAACCCACCCGATTTGAGCAACGTCAGAACCATTTACATTATACTTATCTCTAAGAATAATTGGCTTGTTATCAAACTGAGTAAATTTAGCGTCAATTGAATTTCCTACATCTCCGCTTCCTTTTAAGAATTCAGAACCATATACAAATAGTGATACAGCAGTTAAAGCACCTGAACCTAATGCGTTTAGGTTACCAGCACCATAAGGAGCTACTGTAATTGTTCCATCACCAGGAGCTGTAGCTACTCTAGCTTTTACAACGTTAATACCTTTAGCGATAATAACAGTCATACCAACACCTAATAATTTTGACTTTGCAACACCTGTGTCTCCACCTGATGTATTAACAAAAGTTACTGTAGTTGTAGCTGAAGAGTTATCAACAGTACAATCATCGAATGCAATATGCAATCTTCCTTGCTCACTCCATACAATTCTATCAGAAGCCATAGGCATTTCAGCGCCTACCATTCTTAAAAATCCGCTGACAGTTCTGTTTCCATATCTCTCAACTTCTTTTTCGTATACTTCTGGCAAAAATTGTTGTGTGAAGTCTAAATCTGCCAAAGACAGATAGTTATCTCCAAAAAGACCTTTTACAGGTCTCGGGGTTAAGTGATTTAACTCAGCCCCTGTTCCAGCTAATGCCATAATTTTAAATTTTTAGTTTTGTTACTTTTTAATTTTAACTCTAAGTTTGGAAGTGTCTTGCCCGTCAATAGCTCTAACCGTCCAGCCGTTTGAAGATGTGACTTTTTCATGAGTCCCTCTTGGAGCCATATCAACATTCTTCGTTCTAGCCATACTATCTTTTATCGCATCAGCTTTGCCTTGCTCATAAAAGTGTTTTGCTACCGCGTCAGCGTTCATAGCTGTAAAAAGTGATTTGTGATAACCCACAGCATCTGACATTTCATTATTTTCATTTAAGAACTTCTTAACAAAATTATTAATGTCGCTTTGAGTTTCTTTAATCTCAGAAGGGTTTTTAATATTAAACCTATATTTTTTGTCTCCAACTTGATAATCAAAACCTTTGAAATCATTTGAAAAAACATTATTGGTTTGATTTAAAAACACTTTTTTCTGTTTTTCAACTACTTTTGACGTCTCTTCCGATTCTTTATTATACCTATTAAAAAAATCAACAGCCTTTTGTTGATCAGGTGTTAACCTAGATCCAGCTTTAATTTCTTCATAGTATTTTGTTTTCATGCCTTCCAAGTGTGATTTTGCTTTAGCAACCTCTTCTTTAAAAGCAATTTTAGCTTTTCTAATTTCTTTTTCGTCGTCTAATGATTCATCATACGAAAAATCTTCCATTAAAAGCTCAATATCTTCTTTATCTAAATGTGGTTTTGTTGTTTCATAATATTCTCGAAGCAACTGTGTTTCATTTAGTTTTGTATAATCTTGATTTAACCTTACGTAATCTTCAAGACTTCCACCTGTATCATTCATAAAGTCAACAACTTTTTGAATATTTTCAGGTAATTCAACTCCCGTTTCTTTTTGTTCTTCTACCGCATCAGCAATATCATTTGCTAAATCTTCAGCTTTTTCTTCTACTTCTTTTGTTTCTTCAGGAGTTTCGTTTTCTTTTATTTCTTCAAGAACGGGTGTTTCTTCTTGTTCGGTGTCCCGTACTTCTTCAACCACTTTTTCGCTACCCTCCTCGTTTCCGGATTGTCCGACAACATCATTGCTGTCATCTGTGCTTTGCTCTTGAATGGCATCTTCTTTTATTTTTCTTAAATCTAATTTAACCACACTGTCATCCTCGGACACCAGTTTTTTAGGTCTCTTTGGTTTTGCTGGTTCTTCTTGCTGAGCTTCATTTTTTGGCTGTTCTTGTGTTTCTTCAACAACTTGCTCAACTTTTTGTTCTTCTACAGCCTCTTTTTCTGTGTTTTCCATGATAAAATATTATATAATTACTTTACTATTATTATTACTTGGGTTCAAAAGAACCTAAGTCAAAATCACCGCTTAATATATCATTACCCGCGGATTCAAAATTTTTGGGTGGTAAATTGTTTTTTCTTTGATCTATTAATTCGCTTTGTTGTGATGCTTCCATTTTAGATCTTTTATCTTTTCTATCTTCTTTAAAAGATTCTTTATTTTTATAAGCATCAGCCTCTATGCCCTTAAGCTGCATATTCATTTGGAACTCTAAGCTCATTAATTCTTTTTTCAAAGCAGCTTCTCTTTCAAGCTTTTTCATATCAATTTCAGCTTTAATTTGTTCTAACTGTGCTTTTTGTTGTGTTATAGCGCCTTGCTTTTGAACTTCAGCCTGTGCAGCAACTTGCTGTGCTTGAGCATTTGCTTGAGCTTGTGACTGAATATTTGCTTGTTGTTTTTGCTGATCTCTTTCTCCTTTTTTCTTTCTTCTTAATTTTAATACCTGATTTGCTAATTTAATATTTTTAATTTCTCTAATGTCAATAGCATCTTCTAAATCAATAAGCCCTGCTGACAATGCTGTTTGTATGTTGTTTTCTAGCATTTGTTTTTCCTCGTCATCTGGTGCTAATTCTAAAAATATACCAAAATCATATAAATGTAATTCTGACATTTCTTCTAAAGTAGCAACATTATGGCCGCCTATTTTTTGTACAAACGCTTCCGTTGTATCACCAAACTCAAGTATATCGGATATTCTTAAAGATATACATTCGGCAGTTTCAGCTGTTATAAATAACCCTGAATTAAGAATATGTCTTGTAGCTGTATTTGAATTTGCTGCTGCAATTTTTTGTATACCTACTAAAGCTCTGCTGTCAGGTGCGCTTGCGTCTCTAGCTTCATTTAACCCCGTGGTATCTCTTATCATTTGTAAATAATAATTATATGTATTTACAAGCTGAGGTATTTTATTGCCACCACTTCCACTAGTAATTTCTTGAATAGGCACTTTACCAGGATTCATATCGCCCTCCTGCGTAAATGATCTACCAATAACAGAACCCGTTTGGAAAAACATATTTAATGCTTCTTGCGGATTATAGTTTGTTCCATTACCTAAATCAATTTCAGCTAATCCATCAGCATCTAAATATACACCATCCGGTACCATTCTTGATAATACTTGTTGTAATTTTAGATGTGTTAATTGAATCATATCAGCAAAACCCGTAATTCTGCTAACTAAAGATTCAATTTTACCTTTATACATTCTTGGTGCGCATATACTATAATTCATTTTAACTTTAGTATAATCACTTTTGGGTCTTAGCATGTTCTTAGCTAACTCCCATTTAAGTAATATATCAGTACCTAAAATTAAAACACCTTCATATAATCCCTCTAAAGATCTTGATAATTTACCAAATTGTTGCTCTAATACTTCAACAGGCGGATCAAATTGATCATCCCTAACTAATATCTTTGTAGCACCTGTAGCGGTTTCTTTTACTTTATAAACTTCGTTCATATATGTTTTATAATTAAAATATAAAACTTGAACAGTATTAGAATCAGATTCGTCGTAATTTGTTAAAGTTCTGTCATAAAAACCATTTCTTCTATGGCTTTGCTTAGATATTTTTTCTAAAGTATCTTCTTCTAAATCAGGAAATTGCTTTTTTAATTCATTAATTGGAACAGCTTTTATTTCTCCAACATAATATATATCATCAAAATAAGGCGACTCAGTATAAGAATATACTAAATTAGCAGGATCAACGTATTCTACTTTAACACCTTCTGATTTATTAAATGTATTTTTTACAGCACCAATCCCAATTGTTGTTAAATCATATATTACTCTTTTCTTTGTTAAATCGTAATTATTGCCTTTTAAAATTGTTTGTATTGCTTGCTCCTCTGCTATTTCAACACCTTGCTTATAAGACAGCTGCATATGTATTTCAAGCTCTTCTTTTGTTTCTGGTAATTCTTCAATTTCATTTTCATTTATTGCAATACCAAAATTCTCTTCAACAAACTCACTTAAGTCTTGAGTATACATGTCTCTCAACACACTTTCCATATATTCTGTACGTTTTGAAACGCCATATGGGTCTTGTGAATAAGCTTTAATATCAAAAGCTCTTTCTGATATACCGTTAACTACTATGTCTACAAACTTAGGTATAATAGGAACTGGCTTCCAGTCTAAGTTTAAATAAGATAAATCACCATTAATTGATAATTCATCTTTATATTTTTGAATTCCTTGCTCCCCACGAGCATATAATCTTAATCTATGAAATGAATGTTGATTACTTTTATATCTAGTGGTGCCGGTGTCCATTTTAAACCATTCGTCTTGAATAGCTTTAGCAACTTTAAGCCCATACTCTGTGCTCATCTTCTCTTGGTCGCTAGCTATTTGACTAGGAAAAAAACTTTTTACAACTGACTCAGCCATACTTATTTTATTATTTTTGAAAATGTTCCGCTATTTGAATATCTAGCGATTTTTATATTTAATGGTTGCTTTTCTATTTTTTGCACTGGACGATATAAATGTCTATTGCAAGCCATAACTGCTAAGCCTGAGCTAATAGCAGCATCATATTTTGTTCTATTATTTAGTTCAAATCTTGACCAATCATTTAAAGTTTGGTTAAAGTACATAGTTCCATATTCTCCATCTCCTTTAACACCAACGTGATTATTTATATAAGTCTCTATTGCAGCTGCGTGAGCTTGCTTAACATCCTCACTTGAGTTTGGTATACCACCAATTTCTTTTTCTGCTGTTGACAATTTGTTCCAAATTTTATCAGGTCTATTCATTGAATAACCTCTATAACCTCTTCTTTTTAAATAATATAACAATCTTGGTTTATTATTTTCTGCAAGTAACGGCATCCCATAAAATACTAATGCCATTAATACATCTTCAAAAAATGTTTCTGCAGTTTGAGGTCTAGCTATATATTCTAAAAAAAATGTATTGGCAGGCGCATCTTCCATACTAAATACAGTTAAACCATGTAAAGCACCTTTAGAACCTTGCCCGCCTACCGTTCCTGATATGTCGTAGCTATCACAACCAAAAGCACCAATGTGCTCATTACCAGGATATTTAATTCCATTTTTTATAATTTGTTTATTTTGTAAATTTACAGATGGAACCCAAGTTATATTAAATCTTCCGTTTGGGTTTGGTGTAAATACTACATTGCTATCTTTTATACCATTTTCCCAGCTAAAACTACCTTTTGTTATTACATTTGAATCTCTTAAGTTTTCATTGTAATCTATTTGTTCGTATATTTTAGCTAAATTAAATAAACTATTTTTAGTTTCGTCTCTAAACGCATGTTCTTCTGTTCTTGGAAACTGTCTATAAAACTCATTTAAAGCGTCCTGATCGCCTTTTAATCCGTCAACCTCATTATCCCAATGATCAATTACTCCAATGTCTATAAGGTCGCCGTGTGGGTCCTCAACAGGCTTATTTGGCGTGTTAAATACAGGTAATCCATAAGAATCAATGAATCCTTCGAAGTTCCATTCCATAGGTATGAACAAACTATATAATCCTGAGCGAGTCTGTCCATTGCGGTTTCTTTTTGTAACATCTGAGTCATTATATAATTTTTTAAAGTTCTCACCACCTTTGTCAAGAGCATTAGATGTTGAGCCCATCATACATTTACCAATAACTCTACTACCTAATCTTAACGTGGTTTTCGTAACACGCCAGTTGTTGAGGATGTTGTCCGGCCTTTCCCATTTACCTGATTCATCGTGGACCAAGAGCGCGAGTTTCTCCCCGTCGTAACTGTTGTCCCCTGTGTTCTTCCAATCGATGGTTGTGTCCAGCCCAGTGAGCTCCTCGGTCCTTTCATTCGTGAGTAGCTTTTTCCTTGTAAATTTACTGGCAGGTACACGATATGCCAATTCAGTCTTGGGTCTATCCATCCCATCCTGTATGGGTTTAAAAAAGAATGGGTAATTAACGGATATTGGAACGACCTTATCTGTAAACATTTTTTTGGCGTCAGAACCAGATTTTGATAATATCCCAAACCTAGAGTATGAAGAGATGGTAGCTTGGTTAACAGTTTCTACTGAGGAAATGAATGAAAAGCCACTCCGTCTATTTTTGAGGTAGCACATTCCATAACATCGAACGTCTGCTTTGCAAGCTTCCCAGAATATAAAGAATAATCTGTTTGCTTCCCTGTAGTCTGGAGCACCCACGTCGATTTTAGTCCACTGCAAGTACATATAATGAGTCCCAGTAATATAAGTAGGAACACCCTTGTTGTAAAACCAAAAGCCTTCATCGCGCCTGGTAAATTCGTTATCAATATACCCATGCCATTTATTTTTAAAGCTGTCAGGTAAATCTTTCCAGTCAAATATTGTTTTAATTCTATTTAACTCCTTAGGGTATTCTTGTTTAACCCACTTATCTTCACCCTTTTGTATTTTTTTAGGGGCTGGCGGTAAAGCAATTTTTAAATTTTGTATGCTATACACTTCGCCAATCTGTCCCGTCTTGCTAATTACAATTACGTCAGAGTCTTTATCATATCCGTATTTCCACTTTTTTGCTTTATTAAGCCTTTTAATTGTATTAATTTTTATAGGCTCTATAACGCTGTATAATGATTGTTCGTACATTACTTAGATCTTCTTTCGGCAAAACCAGAAAACGTTTTTTGTTCTTTTTCTAAAGGCTTATTTTCAAGTAATGCTTTTTCTTCTTCAATACGATTTAAAATTTCGAAGGCATCGAAGATGGCCAATTTTTTAGTAGCGGCAGCGTTCTTGAGTCTGTCAGCTGAAACATCTTCTTCAGTATCAACAATTTCCTCTTTTGCGACCTTGATAAGTTCTTTAACAGCGTCATAACCAGCTTGGATTATATTCTTTTTCGTTTCCTTGACGTTCATATTTAATTGTAATTGAATTGCCTTTTATTCTATATAATTTTTGATTTTCAATAATAAATTCGTATTCACTATTAGGTGTAAAACCTATTAAAGTATTTTTTTTAATACCTATTTTTTCTAATTTATCATTTGTGTAAACAACAATACCTTTTAATGGCTGTTCTTTATTTAAATCAAATTTATTTTTATTTACTAATGGCTTTACAAAACAATAACCATCTAAAGATTTCCATTCATTATTTCTTTTGTACAAAAATATTTGATCATATTGTACAAAAAATTTGTCATCTTCAAAATAGCTTTTGCTATTCTTTTCATTACCGCGTATATCGTAAAACCTTCTAAATACATTATGATGAACAATTATTTCATCATCTTTGCTTATGTCTACGCTTTCAATTAAAGGTTTGCTAATAACTATACCATGCCTACTTGTAAACTCGTGGCTTTGTAAGTCAGTATTTAATATTAACTCTTTACCTTCTATTTGCTTTATTGATGTTGTGCGTTCTAATTTTGGTTTAACAATAAAATTAAAAACACTCTGCATTAATATTCTAAATTATATTCTACAGCTATTGCCATATTTTTATTAAAATCTTTCCAAGGTATAATTTCCTTATGTTTTTCTATGTATATAGAGTACTTATCTTCCTCTTCGATTATTTCATGAATAAAATGCCCTCCATAAACCTCTTGGCCTATGGAGTAATGCATTGCTTCATTTTTATAATCTCTTCCTATACTAATCTTCCTTATTAGATTCATCTTTTAATACCTCTGGGCCAACTGTTTCTTCTATAGGCTCATAAGTTCCATCCTGTATATTAATAGAAACTTTACCGTATTCTTTTTCTAGCTCCAGTTGTAATTCATTTAATTTAACTTGAAAATCAGAAAGCTGATGTAAAATAGCATGCTTTTGAGTTTCTAATTGTCCTACGCTTAATTGTGCTTTATTTATATCAGCGACAATTGACTGTAGTTTTTCTAATTGTTCTTTGGTAATTTTGTTTTCACTCATGGTTTAAAATTAAATTATTAAATTATATTGTTTTACTTATTTATTATTATTACTTATTTTATTGATTTTCTAACTTATAGAGTCTCTTCAGCTGGTATTTCTTCTTCAACTACTGGAGTTTATTCAACTATTGTAGCAAAAGGATTGTGAAATGTTGTTTCAGTTGGTGTAATTAATTTTTCAATTTGACTGTCCAACCCCGCTTTCAATGCTTCTACATCTAATCCAGCTTCTAACCATCCGATTACTTGCTCTTCAGTTAGATCTGCATAAGGTGTAAAATTATCTGCATCGTATTCTACGCCGTGAGTTCCTATAGAACTTGCAACGTG